GTCACGGCGATCGACCGCAGCGCGGATACTGCCTGTGCGGTATCAGTCTCCGTCACCTGACCGATGGTGATCGATACGCCGCCAGCCACTACGGCCAGCGTCTGCGCGGTATCTGTCTCGGTCGCCTGCAGTATTGCCTGCGATATGCCGCCGCTCGACGCCTTGATCTCGATGGCGAGTCCGGACGACATCCACAGCGTCTCGGCCTCGACGGCCATGTCGTTCCAGTGCACATCGGTCGATGTGCTCCCGGTCCGGTCCTCGCTTTGCAGGGATCCGTAGCCGCCGGTGGCAGACAGGACGTCGTAGATTTCCGTCCATCCGGTTCCGGGCGTTGCGTGGACATCCGCGAACCCGTTTGGTCCGGTGCCCCTTGATGCCAGAACCTTGGAACTTGTCGCCGGCGCTGCCCCCAGCGTGATGCTGGCCGCCGCCTCCCCGAGCGCAGTGCCTGATGCCGTCGTCCCTATCGGCGACGATGTGTCGTAATTCTGAAAAGCCGATACCGCGAAGACCGCGACAGCGCGATCACTGCCGACGACGGCCGCAGACTTGGCGTATTGCAGCGTCATCGACGCCCCGGTGGTGACTGGGGCAGTCCACATCTCGTGCACGCCGGTGTAGCCGGCGACGGTCGCCCCGTTCGGCCCGCCGCGGAGTGTCCATGTCAAGCCGCCGCCGGTAAGAACCATCCCGGTGCGCACGTCACCGCCGCCGCTGCCGTTGATAGCGCTGACGGATACGGTCAGCAGGCTATTATTCGGCGGGACAAAAGACCCGCTGGTGAATGTAAGCGCGACCCCTGACGACAGTTCGACAGATGCGCCCAGCAGATCAGTCCGCGGCAGCAGGTCGATTACCGCGGTGAGGGTTTGCGCGGTATCTGTTTCCGTGGTCTGCCCGACCGTGACGGACACGGCCCCGGACACCACCGTCATCGGCTGGGCGGTGTCAGTCTCGGTTGACTGCCCGATTACGACCGTTCCGCTCGCCGTGGCGAGCAGCAGTATTGCTGCCGGGATCGATGGCGAGAACAGCCACGCCATGGTCAGGCTACCTTACGGATCGACCAGCTAAAGCTCCTGTCTGTCCCCGCCAACTTCTGAACGGTCACGTCCCACCCGTGTATCAGGATCTGCGACGGCGGAACCCAGTTGTCGGTCATGTTGCCAGTGAGTGTTGCCGCGTATATCTCACGCTGCGTTCCTCCTGACGTCACCTTCTCTTTGATTCTGAACTTGTATTGATCTCCAGCCGCCATGTTGCCGGTGTCAACGAAGATCGAATACAGCCCGTCGTCGGTTATGGCAGCCAGAGTTGTGCTGTTGTTCGGCAGCGAATATTCAGTCGCCCCGATTGTCGCGCTGTTTGTGTATGGCTCAGAAATTGGCATCGATCATCCCCCTAGTGCGTATGCGCCGATCTCGTAAGGGTCGGCGGTTCCGGAGCATTGTGCCCTGACGTATACATTGGTTCCGGCGGGCACGTCCCATTCCACACCGGCCGTCAACGGCGGGTTCACCAGTTGCTCGTTGGTGGTTGTTGTGAAGTTCGCGTCCATAATGATTATGTCCTTATTGGATGCGTCTCCTACCGCGAGATCGACGTGGATGGAGTTGGTGTTCCATGACGTGTCTGTCGTGGCGATCTGCATGCCGACCTGCCACCACCATGTTCGCAGCGTCGTGGCTCCGAGCAGGGTCCACGCGCCCTCGGACGTGGTGCCAGACGTCACGGACGTTCCGGTGTTTCCGCTGATGCCGATAGACTCGACGAAACTCCCCTTGCGGATCATGCTCGGGTTTGCCGGGCGCTCCATGGCCATCATGCCCACGCGAATGGCCGTCGTTACACTGCCTCGTGCAGCGGCCCCAATGCGCGATCCGGCAGGGATGAATATCGGAAAGTAATACCAGACGCCGCCACCGCTGACGTTATAAGGCGCGGCACCTCCGCAGATAAGGTCTGGGATAAGGTCGACATAAGACGTCCCGCCGGACGTGTCTACGCCGATCTTGACCAGAGTGTTGCGCGACGCCGTCGAACCGGCGTTGCTGTTGATGTTGACCATCAACCCATAGCAGTCGTCCGTCAGAGCCGTGATGACGGACGCATATGAGCCGTATGCACCTGACCCCGGCGTGACCGATGTGCCGTTGGCCGCCGCCGGGCGAGTCGTGCCCCACGACGGCTGCGACAGCCCGAAGTTGTTCGCCCCTACCGGGACGAGTAGCATGATTATGCCGCCCGATAGAATCCGGCCGTCGGCAACTGCATGGTGATGTCGCCGCCGTTGGGCGTCACGGAGAAGTCGTGAAGCGTGCCGGGAACGATGTTGGCGTCAGTCCCTGCTGTGGTGTCGCTATCGTAGGTGACCAGCACATCCGTCCACGCAGTGCCCGCCGATACTGCTGTCCACGTCTGGTCCGGGAAGTCCAGATCCACACGGTCGTTGGTATCGTCGGGCGCGAATGCAACCAGATCGGCGTCGGTGATGACCTTGCGCGCGTATCCGGTGTTCGTTACCTCTGCTGAGCCGCCGGCACCCGGAAGGCATGCAGACAGCGTGTCGAAGTCGCGGAACGACGCATCAGTCGTCGTCCCTGCGTTCACAACCACAATGATGAAAGCAGAGTTGGTCGGATCGTTGCCGTCGATGCGCACATACCATTCTGCCACCCGTCCCTTTGCGATGTTGAATACGAGATCAGCCATTGCTCTCCCCTTTTACGTGGTATTTGACCGGCAGGTGCGCGCTCTTGCGCGAATACTTATCGTGCTGCTCGGCGTCCAGCATGCACTGGAACGCGTTGATGCACACGTATCCAGACGGGTTTTCGGGGTCGGGACTTTTTTCGCCGGGGTGACTCGACGCAACGTGCGCTCGCGCCATGGAGCCATCCACGTTGTCGACCAGTTTGTCGCCGCAATGCAGGCAGTAGCGGCCCGGCATCTTCAGCACCTTGTAGACCAGTGGCTCCGGATGGGCAGACAGGATCAGGCTGTCGCCGGTCAACTCCAGAACACCAAGGTCCTCGAGTTGCTTAACCATCTTCGGCGACCAATTTTGCTCGCGTCGAACTCCGGTATCGCCGATGGCAACATAGTCAAGCTGCAACTCGACCGGCTGCCCATCCTTGATCCATACCGGACCGGCCGCAGTGTGATGCTTCACGGCACCCTCGGGGATTTTGTAGAACTTTTTCAGGTTCATTTCGATTTCCTCACTGGATAGGTATTTCGGTGGTCTTGCCGTTTGCGTGGACCCTGCGCAGAGCGAGCAGTTTACCATCCGGCCCCCTGATGCGCTCTGCCTTTGTCACCATATTCCCCCCTACCTGCTCTGCCAACTTCCGAATCTCCTCGAGGGCGGTGTCCAGTTTGGATTTCACCTGTCTCGGGACGCCGTCAAGGCTGCCGTCCGGGGCGTCGTCGCCATTGGCTACAACGTCCAGCACTCTGGCGACGTGCTCGATCTTCCCTTCGGAGCCTTCATCGACGTCGTCTTCTGCCTTGGCCGCCGCGGCGCGAGCACGGGCCTCCTCAGTCATGACGCTGGTCACCACCTTGGTCGCGGCCTCGATGAGTATTTTGTATCGGTCGCGCTCCATCTCCCTTTCATGCCGAGCATCTTCGGCCGCGATCTTGTCCTGCTCAATGGCATGCTGCGCATCAGCGTCCGCCTGCGCTTTTGCCGCCGCCTGAGCGGCATCACCCTGCGCCTTCAACTCATTGTTGATACGCGTGGTCTCCTCGCGTGCAGCATCTGCTGCCGCCTGCTGTTGCTTGGCGTTGGCCTCGGCGATCTGGACATCATTGGACGCCCTCAGCCCATCAAGCTGCTGACGTGTCGTCAGCGCATCCTGCTGCGCCGCCTGCAGTTCTTGCTGACACTTCTGGAGTTCATCCTGCAGCGCCTGCATCTGCTCCTGCATCTGCTGCGCCTGCATTAACGCGTTTGTCTGCGCGACCGGCTTCCCGTCTTCGCCAGTCTCTAACGGAGGAATGAACGCGTCGACGTCGATGTTGTCGTCGAACCTGCGCAGTGTTTCGCGCAACAACTCCACCTTCGCCGTGGCCAGATCGAACTGGCCGTTGGCACGCAGTTCCGCTACTTGGGTCACCGTATCGTTGACGATGCCCATCAATTCCTTCCATGTTTCGCGCTCTTTGATCAGATCGGGTTTGCCGGTCGATCCTGCGCGCACCTGCACCGAGACCTTGTTGAAGATCTGGTCGATGCCCATCCCTGCCGGCCAGTATGCATCCTCGCCCAACAACTCTTTGATCTCCGCCGCCGAGAACTTTTGCAGACCGATCTCAAGAGCAGCCTTCGCCATCTCGTTGATCATGTCTTCGTTCGTGTCCTGCCGCTCGGCGACCCTGTTCTGCAGCGCCTGCCGCATGATCTCGGCCTCGGTTGCGGTCTTGGCCTGCACGAGATTGGAGCGCGACGCATCAGACAGCCCGACCATCAAGTCCATGTCGGCGCGGATGATGGTGACGTCGTAGGCATTCGGATCGATCGATATGCCCGGCATCTGCAGCACGTCGTCCTTCAGCGGGACCTGCGGGTTACCCTCGATGCCTATCCACTGACGCGCGCGACGATTGACCAGTTTGTCGACATCGGCCTCAGTGAGATTGCCGCTCTTGCGGAAAACCCACACGGGAATTGCTTCCTTGCGCGCCTCCGCATAAAGGTATCGCGTGTCGTTGTATTCCTTCTGCAAGTGCTCCAGCAACTCGACGTCGCTGATCGGACGCCACCGACCTTCTAGCAGGTTGAACCCCAGCGCAAAAAAAGAATACCAGCGCTCGGACATGCCATGCGGGGTGAAGGGTGGGCGAAGGTATCCCGGGCAACCCTCTGCCACGGTGAAGATGGTATTGATGTTTTTGTCCCAGACTTCATACCCGGCATAGAAACATTTTTTCTTGCCGTCCGAATTCACCTGAGACGCCGACGACCCATCTGGCGACGAGTATTCGATAGCGCCCTTCGGGACCTTGGTGCCGAACGTCTGCTCCCATTGGTCCTGCGTGTAAAAAATTCTGTGCGCAATGCGTTCGGCGCGCACGTAATCGTGAAAGTCGACGACACTCTCGTCGAGTATGAAAACGTCTTCGGTCTTGACCCGGTCTATCGCGAACCCTTTGTAGAGTCGCGCCTCGGGGCTGCCGCGCAGGGCCCGCAGCGCCACGCTCAGTTCTTCCTGTTTCGCCTCGTGCCCAGCCCTATCGGCGTTGCCGGCTCGTTCCTTGAGCCACTCGATGCGCCGAATGTTGTCCTGTATGTCGTTTTCCTTGCGAACCATCAACGGATCGCCCAGCATCGACTCCTGAAAGATCAGCTTGATCCAGCCAACTCCGGTGAACATCGCCGAGCGCACGTTTGACTTCGCGCGGGCCTTCAGTCCTGCCTCGTTGACAAGCATTCGGTTCAGGAATGCCTGTGCAGTCTTGGAGAATTTTCGCCACTCCTCGTATTCGTGCTTCCCGCAGCCCGGCTGAATGGTCACCGAGATTTCCGGGTCCTTGGCATAGGTCAGCGGCAGCAACGTGGCAGCCGTTGCAAATATCATGTTGGTCCGCGTCTGTCCGTCGCCGTCGGACTTGATGTCGCCAGCGACAAGTTTGCGGAGTCGCGGCAGCTTTTCCTCGTTGAATTCCTTCGACAGCAACTTGGCGCGGTCGATGTCGGACAGCAATGCGGCGACTAAGCGCTTCTCTTTTTCTGGGACGTTCTCGTAGTGAGCAGAGTATTCGCCGGACGAATGTTTTTTCGTTTTCATCAGTGCTTCCAAGCTTTGAGTATGGTGGCCACGCCTCGGCGCTGCGTCGGGCTGGAGACAACTGGCACGCCCTCAATGATCGCGATCGCCATATCGACGGTCTCTTCGGCGTCGGGCGACGTCTCCTCGGCATAGGCCATGATGTCGAACTTTAGATCGATCTTGTCGATCTCGGACACGACGATGCCCACGGGAATGACCCCTGACCTTTTCAGGTCAAGGATCATGTCCCGTAGTCCATCGACGGTCAGGCGCGGTCTACCGCTCACGCGAGCAGGCTGGCTTGCGCACCGCCTGACGTGAACGCCGATGCGCGCAGTCGCATGTAGCGCTGGAGTTTGACTTCCAACGCCACACCCAGCCCGGCAGTTACCGCCGGGATCGCGATCAGTCCAGACGCCAGAGCACTGGCGAAACTGGCGTCATCGTCCGACCCCTCGACCAGCACGGTCCCGACCAGAACTGCACCGCCCGGCGTGGTGCCGATCGCAGCAACGGCGGAATGCCGCGGCATGAACGGAGTCTGATCGCACAGGACGGACACCGCGGCCGTGCCGGCATGGACGCCGTTTCCGGACGACCCGTCGAGCGTTGCGCTGGTGGCCCCCACAGACGATACTGTCCACTGGCCGTTGGCTGCCGTGTTGCCGGTGATGCCGGAGATGGATATTCGGTCCCCGTTTTTGAGTCCATGGTTTGCGCCAAGGGTGGCGACGATCGGTGTGGCGTTCGTGGTTGAACTGCACGTAATGCCGTTTGCTGCTGCTGCTACTGCCCCAATTCCGCGGGTTTTCATCTTTACTCTCCACGACAGAGATAGCCCCTGTCAGGCCGCAGGAAGGCGTCGATCCTGCTGCGACGCCGGGTCAATGCCCGCCCGGCTGGGTTAGCGAATCCTACGCTGCGCTGTTACCTCGGTCAATGACGCCGGGCCCCGCCAGAGCGGCGGTAATTTTCCGCGCGAGAAACTGCGCGAGTTGCTGGGTGGTCATCCTGCGCACCATGCAGACAGTCAGCGCGAAGGTCATCGGCGGCACCGCTACCCATCCGCCGGCATCGTCGTTTACCTCCACATTGATGCTGAACTGTATGGTCGTCACCTCGTCGGCCGAGTTGCGGTCGGTCATGTTGTCGACTTCGATGGAGCGCTTTATGTCAATGGCCATCTCGCAGGCCGTCGGAACGATCCCCCCTACCATTTCCATGGCTTGCCACCGATGATGTGCTCGATCATGGCCAATAACTTCGAGCGCTGTTTTTGCGCAGGCGGCGGAGTCTCGGTAACACCTGCCTTGCGGCCGCCAACGTCACTTTGCAGGCCGGCCTCTACAGCAGACATCACGCGCAAGTTGCGGGTGTCGAACTCATCACGCAACAGTTCGATGGTCGACCTCAGTCCGGCGTTCGCCTGCGCCTGTGCCCCGGCCTCGCTGGCGGAGAACACCAACATGCACTCGCCGGCGAACATCGCCCCGGCAATCTTTTTGCCGTTGAGCACGCCGTCGATACTGAAAAAATACGCGTGCAATTCTGGGAACGACGCCTCCATGCGAGCCCTCGGCGAGACCAGCCCTGACAACTGGTCGGCGTTCAGGATCATGCGCCTGCTCGCCAATTCAGCATTCAGCGCCGCAGCGTGAATCTGGGCCTGATCCACCTTTGCATCTGCTGTGTCGTGTTTCGCCCCGTTAACGATGATGGTTCCGGACATGTGTTCACTCCATGATGTAAGTTGACGATCGACCAACCACTTGCTTGCGCTCCGCCTCCCACGGATAGGTATGCGGGTGCTTCGTCCGTGAGACCGGAGCGCGCGGCTGGCGGTAGATGGGCAGTGGGCGAGACATCAGCGCGTAGCGTATCTCGTCGACAGCGTGGTCCTCGCTATCGGTGTCGAGATCCTCTGGCTTTAACTCGTCGTGCTGCACGCTTTCAATGGTGCGTATCGCGTGCGGCTGGTTGTCCATCAGGAAAAACGACGGCTCGACATCCTCCACGTCAGGACCGACCAGCCTGTAGCGGAACTGGTCCCACCCCGGTTCCCGCCTCTTGTCGGCGCGCCGCAGGTCGAGCGCGCGCCCGTTGACCTTCACCTTCTGCGCGCGCTCTGCGAGGCTGGGTCCGCCATCCTCGGTGAACATTGACGTGTCCACCACCGTGTATTTCATCCGGGACGCCTCGTCGCCCGGGGTGGCCTTCAGAACCTCTGCCGCCCACTTCTCCACCGGCCACTTGAGACCGACGTTATCCTGCTTCGCTTTCAGCCCGTAAAACTCCCTGTAGCGCACGATCGCGCCGCGCCTGACCATGATCGATGCGCCGTCGCTGCCGGTCGCCTGCCAGTCGTCGTCTGCTATGCCATACCAGCCAGTAGAAAACGGTTTGGCCGATCCCCAGTCCGACGCGCGGAACAACTTGGTGAATATTTTCGTCGGCAGCGACGCGGCCTTGAGCACATGTGTCGTGCGGTGGAATTCGGTGAAGAACCCGCCGGCCACGATGTTCCAGTCGCCATCCTCCATCGCGCGCACCAGCGCCGGATCGCCCAGTCCACGCATGCGCTGTCGATAATCCGGGTCATCGTCGAACATCGATGGGTTGTCCTCGAGGCGGGCCGGCACATAGACACGCACCATTCCGCCCTCATCGTCCGGTGTCTTCCACGGCACGGTCGGGGACGGTACGTCCAGAAAAGACCGCTTGACGAAGTGATGCCCGATATTGCCCGGATTGCTGCTGCAGACGACACGCGGAAACAAGTCGAATTCGTTGATCTCCCCGTCGGGGCCGTAATACCCCTTCAGGTATTTTGTCGGCACCCTGTTCTCACTCTTGAGGCCGACCATGCGCACCCTGAACCTCAGGTATCTGTAGATTCGCTCGGTGAACGTCGTCAACTCATCGATCATGAGAACATGGATCTCGGCCCCGTGGTATTTGTAGCGGTGATTTTCATCCTTGCAGTGGCACAGGTAGATGCGGCTCCCGTTGGCGAAGCGTATTTCGTCCTCGACGATCTGCACTGCTCCAGTCAAGACCATAGGGGCGAGCATGTTGCGAAACCCCTTCGGGCCCTCCATGTGATTTTTGACCAAGTCTTCCATGACCCGCCTGAACAGGTATACCTGCAGCCCAGCGATCTCAACGCACCAGATCACCGCGGCCATGCGCAGCCAGTGCGACTTGCCCCCGCCGGCAGCGCCACCGTAGAGTATCTCGGTCGCATGCAGATGGTGCGCGATCGTCTGCCTCTCGTGAAAAGACAGGTCGATGTCCATGGCTACAGCAGAGTGGCCGCCACCACCCACAACGCGATGGCGATGGTGAATATGACGTTAGCAGGCATGAGTTCTCGCGTCGTCATGCCGGCCGCCGTCACATGACACAACACGCCGCGAGGCGTTCGCGGAGCGCATAGCCTTCGAGCGCCCAAATCTTGTCACGGGCGTTGCTCCGGGCTATCTTCTTGCCGATCTCAACATCGAAGTTCTCCGGGCTTGCCGCCGCGCTTTCGCCAGTCACGGTGAAACCGTTGCGCAGTTTCAGGCAGCACACCGTCAGCGTCGTTCCCGGGAAGACGTGGTAGTCCTCTCCGGTAATCACGGCGTCGATCTTCTCTGGCGAGAGGCGCGGCGCGTTGAGGCCCTTGGCTTGAATTTCGGCTTCGATTGCTTGTTCGTCTTTGCTCATGTGTCGGTTCCTTTGTGTCGCCGGGCTTCGTAGCGGGTAGCCGGCTCACCCGTCGTGCATGCGCTACCTGAACTTGGCGAGCCGGGGGCCGCTCAGGAAGAAACAGCGGAGACTCCAGCCGCCCGACAGCGGGACGGAGAAGCGCCCAAGGTCCCACCCTAGTTGCACGTATAGGCACCGGCCGGGCCACAGCTTCTTGACCAGCCGGAAGTGCCACAATCCGTTGACCCTGATGAAATACCACCCCGCAATGCCATGCGATCCATCACTGACAAATCGGTCGCCGAACACCGCAACGTAAACGCGGTCCGGTAGTTCTCGAGCGAAAAGCCCGTAGACCGGATTGCGCCACAGCCACTTGACCGCATTCCAGTAAAAGCTCTTGCCGTCGTGCGCGATTTGAAACGTGGCATCCCCGGCCAGAGAATTGTCGGGCGTCTGGAACATCGACAACCACGTCGGCAGTCGCGGCCCTACTCCCACCTTGCTGCCATTGTTCAGTTCTCCCATTGTGTCTCGCGCGAACAGCGGCAACACCAGCGCCAAGGGATATGAGAGCAGAAACATCGCCAGCCACACCACCCAAAGAAACGGATAAGACACCATGTTCAGCACCATTGCCACGTTGTGTTTTGCGTTTGCGATCATTCGATTCTCCTGAATTTTCCGTCTACAGTGAAATACTCTTTTATCCCGCAGCGCTGACACTGGCGCTCGTAGCGCAAAACGATGATGCCGCGGGCGGTAGTTACCAGCCGGCACACTTCGTCCTGCAGAGCCGGCAGCCGGTCGTCAATGAAACCGATCACCACGTAGGTGCCTGTGTCCATCGGGTGCCACAACACGCACCGCGTGATCGCCGACACCGGCAACACCAGCAAGGTGACGACGACGCATATCACCAACACGCTCATGCCGAATAGCGCGATAACGTCCGCCATCGCAATGTCCGCGCCCATCATCTCACCCGTCTGATGCGCGACTCAATGAGAGGCAAAGCGACACCGCCGCCGGGCGATCCGTAGGTGATCCCGCCCTCTGATGCGAACGTCATGGTCGCGTCACCGAACAACTCTACGCATTGATCGAAAAACGCGGAGCACTTTGGCATTGACGCGCGGCGCGCCATGCGTTTGTCATAAATCTCCGCCCTCCTTCTTTCGAGCGCGCTTGTCTTGGATGACTGGTTGCTGTCCTGCTCGGTCGGCATTTTCAGGTCCCTTCGTGTAGTGAACATTGATCACCGTCGGCGACGGGTCCACAGGCTTGCCATCCTTGCCAAGAGCCTGTGTTCGCTCGACGGCCAGCCCAGTGAACTTCGCCAGTCTATCCATTATCGACAGTCGCGACGCTAGTTTTAATTTTTTTGTGCGGATCATGAGCGCGCCATCACCCTCACCAACCATGTGCTCCTCTGTCTCTATCCCTTCGATCAGTTTCCGCTCGGGCTCCTCGAGTGTTTTGGGATCAACCACGTTGCCATCTGCGTCGTAGAAGTTCGACACGTCAGCGGAAAGCATGTCTCGCAGTTCGGCGACAATCTGGTTGTGCAGGTCGAAGTGCAAGGTCCCGAGTTGCTTGACCGCGAACGCTACGTGCGCCTGAACGTCTGGTCTTGTCAATAAGGTCCACGCGATGCTGCGCGCGGTGTTGTGGGAGTATCCGGCATCACGCGCCGCTCGAGCGCCGTTGAAGTGCTGCACGTAGTGCGCCACGAACAACAGGTGTTGGTCGTTAATCTCCGGAAGATCATCAAGCCCGGGGTCATCGGTGCGCGCGCGATACCTCTGCGCGACGGCCAGCGAGGGGATTCTAGGGCGCTTCTGTCTGCGTTTAGCCAATCCTTACCCCCATGGTTTCCAACAGCCTCGAGTAGTGGGCGATCCGCTCGTTCAGCATGTCGCGCGTAACGTGGAATTCCAGATATTTTTTTCGCATGATTTCCCTGTATGACTCGAGTCCGATCTGATCGATTATATAAAGAGAAAAATCGTCCTGTCTCCCGCCCATGAACCTGTTGCACCGACGACATTGTGCCGCGCAATTGGTCTCATCCCAGCGCACCGCTCGGTAACTGCGTTTCACGAAGTGCCCGCAATGCACCGTCCGCCAGTGTTTGAGCGTGTTGCAGGTCACGCAGTGGACGTTGCCGTTAATGTCGCAGTCGCGCAGTCGGATGTAGGCGCTGAAAATCCTGTCCAGCTTTTTTTCGAGTTTCGGGATGGGCAGCAGCCGCTTCTTTTTTTTTGCCTTCGTCATTTTCTGCTCCAGTCGGCCTCTGCTCGGAGGAACTGCTCAGTGGTAATTCCGGCGCACTTGAAAACGGCGGCGCGGAAGGCCGGCGGAGACGGAAAATCCTCTTCATGGAGACCTAATTGTAGACCCTTCTCGATGATTGTCGACCACTCGAGATACCACGGTTTCTCCCCGGGCTCTGGGGCGTCTGTCTCTGCGCCGTCCCACGGTTGGGCGTTCAGGTATGTGGCCGGCTTTGGTTCAAACCCCTCGCGCCAGTCCCTGCTCGCCTTCATGTGTTCGACGTGGTCGATGATCTTCTGCGCGTGCGGCTCCATTTTTTTCTTGGTCCAGATTCGCAGGCACACCTGTCTGCCGCCTTTGCGTTTCGTTCTCGGCCAAGACTCCCAGAATTTTGTGAATCCCGGTGGATGGGGTGGAGGATGGTGGGCGTCGCCGCCTTTGGCGACAATAGCTTTTAATGTCTCTGTGTCTGTGTCTGATTGCGCTACCATTTCGTTACGTAGCGTTACATGTGCGTTTCCT